AGCCGCATCTGTACCGGGGGCGAAAGCGGAAAGTGGCGGCATTCTCGAATCGATCATGGGCATGGGCAAACGACTGGCCCAAGTGGGCGCGATCGCCGTGGGTATGGGCGGGGCTCAAGGCGCGATCGCGGTCGACAACCGCCCGCCAATTGGTCCTGCAGCAGCTCCAGCGGCGATGCAGATGGCGCCCGATCAGATCGTCATCAACATTCACCCCGCTCCTGGGATGGATGCCGCAGCGATCGCGCGGGCCGTGTCTGCAGAACTGGACAAGCGGCAGCATGCAAAACAAGCCAAGGGACGCAGCGCCCTTTTTGACCAGGAGTAAACGGACATGATGATGTCACTGGGCATGTTCATTTTCAGCCTCGAAACCCTGGCGTATCAGGAACTGCAGCGGCAGACAGAATGGCGTCACGGCTCTACCTCCCGTATCGGCACCAATCCATCACGCCAGTTCCTGGGCCGTGGGGAGGACTCAATCAGCATGCCTGGAATTCTTCTGCCGGCACTCGCCGGAACCCCGCTCAGCCTCGACACACTTCGCGCCATGGCCGATACCGGCAAGGCTTGGCCGTTGATTGAAGGCACCGGCAGGATCTTGGGCATCTGGGTGATTGAGAGCATCAACGAGACCAAGACCCTGTTCTTCTCGGACGGCGCAGCGCGTCGGATTGAGTTCACCATCGCGCTTAAACGGATCGATGACGGCCGCGTCGACCTGCTCGGCGCAGGCGTCAGCACAGCCGGCAACATTCTGAGGAAAATCCTGTGATCGACCAGGCACTGAGCCAGATCGATGGCTACCTGAATGATGCGCAGGCCTCAATGCGGGAAGCGAAAGCCTACCCGCGTCCGATCTGCCGGCTGGAGGTCGACGGACGCGACATTACAGCGGCTATCGAGAAGCGCCTGATGAGCATCGAGTTGACCGACAACCGCGGACTCGCGGCAGACCAGCTCGATGTCACGCTTTCGGATCATGACGGGCGCCTGGTCATTCCACCGAAGGGTGCGACCTTGCGCCTGTGGCTTGGCTGGAGCGATACAGGACTGGTCGACAAAGGCTCGTACACGGTCGATGAGACCGAACATAGCGGCGCGCCGGATCAGTTAAACATCCGAGCGCGCAGCGTGGACATGGGTGCAGGACTGAAGGTCAAACGGGAACGAAGCTGGCATAACGAAACGATTGAGTCAGTAGTGCAAGCCATTGCGGGGGCCTACGGCCTTGGCCCGCTGGTAAGCGCCGCACTCAGTGCGATCAAACTGGTGCATCTTGATCAGGCCAATGAATCAGACGCGAACCTGCTCTCCCGCCTGGGACAAGAGCATGATGCGATTGCCACAGTGAAAGCCGGCAAGCTGCTGTTCATGCCGATCGGCAATGCGACCAGCGCCAGCGGACTGAACCTGCCGCACATTACCCTGAGCCGCCGGGACGGCGACCAGCACCGATTCCTACAAGCGGATCGGGATAGTTACACGGGCGTACGGGCGTTCTACTACGACGTCAACAGCGCCGAAAAAAAAGAGGCTATATCCGGCGGCGGCGACAATATCAAGGATCTGCGGCATTCCTATACCGACCAGAAAACCGCACTGGTCGCTGCCCGGGCAGAGTGGAACAAGCTGCAGCGGGGAACGGCAACCCTCAGCTACTCGCTGGCGCGTGGTCGTCCGGATCTAACGCCGGAGCTCACCTACTCCCTGACAGGCATCAAGCAGGAAATTGCGGACATTATCTGGCTGGGGGGCAACGTCAAACACAGTTTCACGTCGGACTCATTCACCACGAGTCTTGAACTTGAATCGAAGTTGCCAGATGGCGACGAGGTAGCGGAGCTGGCCGACGATGCCAAGGACTACTCAGGCATCGTCGCGTGGTACCGCGACAAGAAGAGCGGAAAGCAGCAAAAACTTACCGAGGGTGACCAAAGCAAGCCAAAACGGCTGACTCATCTCTACGAGAGCAAAGCCTCGGCGAAAAGAGCGGCAGAGAGGGAGTACAAGCGGCTGAAGAGTTAAGACCTCCTCGCGCCGCCTACCTCGAACACCTGCAGGTCATGCCAAGCGTCACCGTCATAGCACTCTGCACCCCATTGGGTAGGTCGCCGAGGTCGAGCAGGTCCTGTTGAACAGACGTAAAAAATCCGATGCCAGATGTTTGGCATCGGATTTTCGAGTAAGCCCAGTTTGGACTCAAAGGTTTAAGCGAACAGCATATGGCACTTGTCTGGGACTTTGCGACTTAGTCGGGCAACTGCCAAAACGCCTCCATCACCCGCAGGATATCATTCTGTCTCTGGTCGTTGATCCGCCTGAACATTGCTAGGAACCTTAGCTCCTGATCGCTCAGACAAAGAGGATCAACAACTGGCACTTCGGTTTTCAACACACTGCTGTTCTCCAACATGCGATTACTCCATTCACACGCAACGGGAGCCCGGTGCCAACATGGCACCGTCTAGATCACCCGGGGAACAGCCGATTTTCTGCACGTTAGAGCGTGCCACCAGCCCTATCGACTAAAGATTGAGGCCAATCTTTACAGACCGTCAAAACCTCAACCGTTATTTACAAGATCCCCGCCGGCGGTTTTGATTGCCTTGAGTAACTGCAACTGCCCCGCATCCTTGAAGTAGAGATCCTGAAACGCGGGAGTCCATTCATCCAACTGCGAATCACCTGCGGCTTCGGGAGCGACCAGATCGGAGGCCGTGCTCGCCTTCACAAACTTTCCGGCAGCCATCATCGCCTGAGCTCGAGTAACACTGATCTGAACATTAGGTGTTTTCAGAAGCTTGGAAGTGACGGGGTTGAAGGTCACCTCCCGAGGCACGACGGTCACTACCACAGCATCGACATTAGTGTGTGCAAACGTTCGATACACACCGTAAAGCGCTGCACGGCGCAGCTCGCGCTGCACGTTTTCAGGCAGGTCTCCCGGAACTACCGTGGGCGCAAGTTGGATTTTCACCGGCTTGGCACTTACCAATTTAAAAGTGCCGTTTTCTTCGGCGTAGTCACCGCGATCCTCGATCATCTCGGCGACAGACTTGAACTGCAATGGGTGCGCTTGGCCATCCTGGGCCATGGACTGTGTGCTGCCAAGTATCAAGGCTGCGAGGAGTAAAGCACCTGCCGAGGGCTTTGAAAAAGTCAGTGAAGTCCATACCCGGCTTGTCTTCCGTTTCAAAAAATCCATTTCTGAGTTCCTTATTGATTTGAGGAGCAAGCATTTACTGAGCAACAGCCATCAGCCTCTCGCCAAGATCGTTGCTTCTGTCGTTGTTATGTCGAATCCGCTGCCTTCGCAAGCGCAAAGGCCATCCTAACCATCGTTTGTCGATCGGATTCAGGCATTGACCTGTAGTACCCCAGTAACCCGGCCTCATCAGTCGTGAAGCAGTCCGCCGGCGTTGGTTTTCGCTCGCCAGTTACCACGTATAGGACATCAACACCCCTCTCAGCCACAGCAGCTAAATAGGCGGCATCTGGGCTTCGTTCGCCCTTCTCGTAGTTGAACTGAGAGGTTTTGGCTACCCCAGCAAAAGCAGCGAAGTCTGCTTGGTTAAATCCCAAGCGAACACGCTCCTCTTTAAGCCTTTCACCAATATTCAACAAAACGACCCCTTAAGGCGTTGACTATTCAACAATCGTTGAATAATCTGCACCTGTCATCACACGAAATCACACGATTAGAGACTATGCCGAACGCATACCCCACCGAGCAAGCTTGCCAAGAGGCCCGAGAACGCCTTGCGCACCAAGGAATCACGGCAAAAGACTGGGCCGCACAGCATGAGCTCAACCCGTCAACCGTCTACGCGGTTCTGAATGGACAGAAAAAGTGCCTGCGCGGCCAAGCGCACCGAGCGGCTGTCTTGCTCGGTATCAAAAACGGCGTGGTTGAACAGTAATGACACTCGACTTAGCAGGAAACCAGAGCATGAAGCGCCTCGTCCTAGAAACCCGACGCCAAGTAGTAAGTGCTGTGATCTGTGACTATCCAGGTGGTCGTGAGTGCGCTGCCGCTCGCCTGGGCTTGGCCCTGAAAAAATTTGATAACCATGCCTATGAGAGTGCTGGTAGTCGCCCTCTCACTGATGAGCAGATCCGAGTTCTTGAGCAGGAGACCGACACTTCGCATCTTCCGGACTTCCTTTGCAACTTGTATGGCGGGGTGTTCGTGCCATTGGCCGACCCAGAGCGAATCGACAACCTCGACCTCTACTCCCGCTCGGTCAACACCTCGGTTAAGCGCGGAGTGGTCGACACAATCCTTGCCGAGGCCCTCAAGGACGGCGTGATTAACGAGAAAGAGATCGAGCAAATACTCGCGGCCCACCGCGCCCATGTGGCAGCGAGGCACGAGGAAATCACCGCAGTCATCATCCTGCACCGGGAATAACTCGGGCGGGTAGGAAGTAATCGGCGCACGACGTGCAATCAGTTATTCGGCCTTGGCCGGAAGCCGCATTTGGCGGCGGGGAAAACCAAATGAGCACTTACAAACTTGTCTGCCCCCATTGCGTGGGACGCATGCGTATCCGCACCAGCGAAGGCACTCACATCTTTCTACGCGTGGCTTACCTGCAATGCGTTAACGAGGCTTGCGGTTGGTCCGTGCGTGCCCAGTTCGAAATGACTCACGAAATGAGCCCCAGCGGTATGCCCAACCCGACGGTAAAGCTACCGGTGGCGCCTGTAACGATGCGCCGACAGGCGATGAAGTCTTCTGACGATCAACCCGACTTGTTGGATCAACTGGATACGGAGATTGCACTCGCATGAACGCCATTACCCTGACCGAAAACCCTGCCAGCGATTATCGGGCCGCCATGCAACAGGCCGCCGTGGCATACCTGTACCGCCAACATGGACAGCACCTAACCGGCGACCACCAGCTACTTGAAAACTGCAAACGCTACCTCGCCCAGTCACTCGAAGTGCCTGAGCACCTGGTGCAGCGGATCGCCGAGCTGGCAGTGGACGAGTTCGAAAGCATGACCACAAAGCGTGTGGCTCGGCTGGGCATCTATCCGGCGAGCAGCGCATATCGCTATTTGGTCTGGCTGCTCGATACCCAAACCCAGAAGCGCTACCCCGTGCCAGCCCGCTTCTTACCAGCGCGCTTGCTGACCTCCCGTAACACCTCGCACTAAATCTGAACCGCCCCTGCCTTATGCCCGCCTTGCGTGGGTAAGGGGAAACTGCACTTTATTGGTGGCCGAAATGAGC